GCGCGCCGTTCTCGGTGGTCTCGGCCCAGTCCTCGACGGAGTAGCCGACCGAGACATGGCGCAGGATGCCAGCCAGCACGTCCTGCCAGACCGGCTCCACCTCTGGCCGCGCCGAGAACTGGATCAGCGCCGTGCCGCGCTTGCCGTCGACGGAGGCGCTGCGGACGGAGCCGAGCACGTCGCGCACCGCGGTCTGGCGATGCGCGTCCAACACGCTGGCGCCCTCCAGGCGCGACAGGTCCACCGCCTCGGGCGCGAGGCTGAGGCGTTCGATATACTGGCCCGTCATGTCGCGGCGGCGCACGGGCGCGCCGGTGGACCAGACCACCTCGACGGTCCGGGCTTCCGGATCGGCAGTGGCGGGCGCGAGCGTCGCGCGGCGGGTGAGGATACCCTTTCCGTCTGGAAGGGTTTGCAGCGCGAGCGTTGGCAGGGTGTCTGTCGCGATATCAGCCATCGGCGGCTTCCTTCTGCTGCGGCGACGGCGTCTGGCCGAAGGCGAGGCCCAGCCCCTCCGCGCGCTCGCGGTCGGCGGCGATCTCGGCATCCACCTGCTCGGCGTCGTAGCCGCGCTCGGAGATGGCCTGGGACCGGCTCTTGAGCCCCGCGCCGATCGCAAGGATCTCGGCCTCCACATCCTTCTTCGGATCGACGTAGTCGAACTTCGGCGGCAGCCATTCGCAGCCGAGATAGGCGTCGGGGTTCCGGTCGAAGTCCCGCGCGGGCAGGTCGCCGGTCAGCACCGCGAGCCGCACGAAGCGCTCCCAGACCGGCCGGCAGAACAGGTGCACCACCACGTTGTGCTGCAGCTGCTCGACACGGCGGCGGAACTCGATCAGCCCGGCCCGGATCGAGGAATAGGTGACGCCCTCCAGGTCGCCCGAGACCAGCTCGTAGGGCAGGCCGAGCCCCGCCGCGACGGCGCGCAGGTGGTTCTTCACGAAGGGCGCGTAGGCGTCGTGCTCGGTCGGGTTGGAAAACCGGATGTCGGTGCCGGGCGGCAGCGGGATCAGGCTGCCGGGCTCCATGCCCACGGTCAGCGCGCCGCCGGTGTTGGTGCCGGAAAGCCCGCCCGCCGTGCCGTCGGGATCGGTGATGAAGCCGGTGAAAAGCGCCGCGACCTTGGCCTTCACCAGCGCGGCATCCTCGAACTGGTCGAGCTCGTGTAGCCGCAGCAGCACCGGCGCGAGCCAGGTGATCCCGCGCAGCTGACCTGCGGCGAGCGGCTTGAACAGATGCAGGCAATCGGCGGCGGGGACGCGGAGCGGGTCCATGCGGAGAGACCCCAGCGGATCGCCCGGGCGGGAGGACAAGACCCGGTAGGCGACCCGGCGTCCGGCGACATCGAACTCGATGCCGGCGCGGATCCGCGCCCCGCCGCCGATCTCGCGGTGCAGGTCCATGGGAACCTGCTCGCGATCCAGAAGCTCGAGGTGGAGGGGAATGCTGGCGGCGTCGCTGGCGACACGCAGCCGGGCGAAGCTCTCGCCGCTCTCGACCATCGCGCGCACGGCCATGGCCTGCAGCCCGTAGAAATCGGCCAGCCCGTCCGGGGCGGCGTGATCGGTCCAACGCAGCCAGAGCGCCTGCAGCCGCTCGCGCACCGCCCGGTCGGGATGGGTGGACTGCGGCTTGATCCCGGCGCCGACGACATTGCCAACCAGGCTGTCCACCGCCGCCGCGACCCAAGGGTTGTTCCGCGCGTACCACCCGGCCCGCCGCGCCGCCGTGGTCGCGCCCGCCAGGATCGCGGCGTTCAGCCCATCGACCGTCCGTGCGCCTTCCCAACGCCGCCCGCCACCCGCAGCGTCGAAGCCGCGAGCGCGCGCGAGGCCGAGAAGGCGATGGAGGAAGGTCCGCATGAGCGACAGAATCGCCCGAAACGGATTCTCAAACTATTGGGAATGTTTGGGAATCACAAAAGGGCACAGGCGTGTCATCGATGATGCAGCGGTTCCTGAGTGATCCTCTTGACTACAAGCCGCGGCAACTGCTGCAGGGGCGAACCTCAGTAGGTCAGGAGTAGGCGGTCGCGCACCTCTTCCGCTTCTAGCGTTTTTCCGCCCATCTGAAAGCGCCGAAGCATTGAGCGTCCAATGTTCACGAGCAGTTCGTTTTCGAAAAGGCCCTCAGGGATCTTAATGTCACAGTAGAATTCGCCTGATTTCTTGGTTCCATCAATGCTGAGAGCGACACGAACGCCACGTTCTTTGCAGTCAGCAACCGCCGTGAACAGGTCCTCAAGCTTAAAGTCTTGTGCTCCGTAAAGGATCGCCTGCGAATAGGAGTAGGGGGGATCGCAGTAGACCAAATCTCCGGGTTTGGCGCGCGCCATCGCCTCTGCGTAATCCATTCGCTCGAACTGGGCACCCTTCATCCGCTTGTGCCAGATATCGACGCGTTGGGAGAAGGACGCGGGATGAATTGGTTCGTGCGCGCCGCAAGGCGTGGACATGTAGCCGTCGCGCTTCCGAAACCGGACAACGCCGCCATAGCAGGAACGGCAGAGGAAGAGCAGGTCAGCTCCGTTGGGCTCGGCGTTGTATGAAGCCTTGATCTTCTCATACTGCTCGACGCGGTCGCCGTCCTTGTAGATCGCCCATCGAGTTGCGTACCAAGACTTCAGACACTCCGGGTCGGAAGAAAGCGTCTGCCAAATCTCGATAAGTGGTCCGAAGACATCCGAGCCGATGGCCCTACCGGGCGAGAGCGCAGCCATGACCCCACCAGCCCCGATGAACGGCTCATGGTAGGTGCCGTAGTCCTCAGGGAATGTTCCAATGATCTCGTGGGCGAACTTCTGCTTGTTGCCGATCCATTTGAGCAGCTGGGTCTTGAACGGAGCGACCTCTTCCCGCCGCACCCAGCCATCTGACCGGATCTCGACCTCCCCACTCTCCTCGGCAAACAAGGCATACTGCATATTGTGTTGTTCATCCTCGCGTCATACCATTCCTACCAGATACCTCCCAGCGCGCCCGAAGCCAAGTTCATAGTTCGGGTTCGCGCGGCTGGACGTCGAACAAATTTACCATGCGGGGGCACAGTGCGGCCGGACCATCGTTTTCTTCAGAAGCCCAAGACGTTCTGGGCAAGCGTCAGGACCATCAGCCAAGCGGTTGGCTACACCGAGCGGGGGACTGGTCGGATCAAGGTTCCGGATCTTCCGGCGATGCGGAAGGCATTTCGGGAACTTGGCCTAAGCGATGCCGTGCTGCGAGAGCGTGACGGCACGCCGACCCCGCTGGCGAGGGACTTGCACGAGTATTTTCAGTACAGAGCTGAGGTGCTGAACGAACACGTGGAACCGCGCCTGATGGATGCGGCAAGGGCCAAGAAGGAATTCGACGCTCTCAAGGCACGCCTGAAACCCACCTGCCCGATCCCGATGAACAAGCAGAAAGGTGAGATGAAGGCCGAGGCGTTCCTCACGGGCCTGGTCAACATGATGGTCGAGGCTCACGCCGAGGGACTCCCTTGCGACTACGACCCTCGCGAGCTGACGACCGTCACCCGAGATGGCGTACCTGTACGGACGCTGGCGCGTCGGGTCGACGGAGCATTTCCATCTGCGGTAAACCCGGTCGCCGTTTGGGAGATCAAGGAGTACTACTACACTACCACGTTCGGGAGCCGCGTCGCAGATGGTGTCTACGAGTCGTTGCTCGACGGGATGGAGCTCGAGGAGCTCCGGGAGCACGAGGGCATCGATGTCCGGCACTATCTCATCGTTGACGCTCATTATACGTGGTGGGACTGCGGACGTTCTTACCTCTGTCGCATGGTTGACATGTTGCACATGGGCTACGTGGACGAGGTTCTTTTCGGATATGAAGTAATCGAAGAGATGCCTCGTATCATGGCCGAACTTGTCGCGCTTGTTCGGGCGAAGGGCGGTGTCACCGCGGAGCTAGACGACAGGTAAGCGCTGGCGTGCAAATCCTGGTGCAGGCTCTGCTCATCCACGAAACTGATCGCGAAATCTCATTCCCGCAGATTTCAGAAGATCGGCGAGCTCCGCAGTAACCGACGATTTGTCGAGAGAATCAACGCATCCACGCCGACCGGATTACCCTCGCAGCCTCCGCATCCGTTCGCGTCTGCGCTGGACTCACCCCCTCCACCTCGTCGTTCAGCCTGAGCCCCATGCTGATGAGCCCGTGCAGGGCGGCGTGGGCGTAGACGAAGGTGTCGAGGGCCTCGTTGCGCTCGCCGTCGCGCTTCGGCTGCCAGGAGCGGATGGGACGGCCGCGCTCGAAACGGGTGACGACGCGCTCGGCGGTCAGTTGGCGGAAGTAGTCGGCGTCGAGGCGGCGGGGGAAGTGGATCGCGCCGGGGCCGGGCTCGGTGAGGCGCAGGCGGGCGTAGACCGCGTCCTTCACCGCGTCCACGCCGACGATGAAGAGCGGGATCTTGCCCTTGTTCGTGCGCGTCGGGCGGCGCGGCCAGACGGGGATGCCGGGCCCGCCGCGGCCCTTGATCGCCCAGATGCGGCGGGCGAGGCGGGTGCGGCAGAACTCGTAGGCCATCTTGGTGTGGTGGCCGCCGGTGTCGATGGCGGCGGCGCGCACCGGCAGGTCGAGCCCCGCGGGATGCGGGAAGCTCGCCTGCAGCACCATGTCGAGATCGGACCAGAGGCGCGGCCCGGACGGGTCTCCCCAAAGCACGCGGTAGTCGATGACCCACGCCTCCTCGTCGCGGCCCCAGCCGAGGATCTGCACCTCGATCCGGTCACCCTGCACGTCGACGCCCGCCGTCAGCACGGCGACAGTGGCGGGCAGCGCCTCGCCCCAGTCCTCGCGCCGGGCCATCAGCGGGTCGGCCGGAATGGTGTCGCCCGCCTGGTCCTCCCAGGACTCGCCCAGCTTGGTGTTCACCCAGACCTGCAGGCGGGCGGGATCCTTGCGCACGCGGCCATGCTCGGCGGCGATCTCGGCCCATGTCTCCCACGGGGAATAGAGCGCCGAGAGGTGGAAACCTGCGGTGCGGCCGTCACCCTCGGCCGTCGCACGCCATTCCCCCGCGGCCAGCAGGCGGGGCTTCTCGTGCTCGTGGTGGATGCCGCCGCAGGCCTCGCAGACCAGATGCGCCTCGTCGCGCCGCCCCTCGGGCCACCGGATGCGCGCCCAGGTGATCGGAGCCATGTCGCCGCAATGCAGGCAGGGGACGTGGTAGAAGCGCCGGTCGCTGTGCTCGAAGGCTGCCTCGATGCGCGAGTGGCCCTTCAGGGTGGGCGTCGAGACCATGTAGATCTTGCGCCGGCCTCGGAAGGTCGCGGTGCGCTGGATCGCCAGATCGACGGGATCGCCCTCGCCATCGGCATCGCCGGGATAGCCGTCCACCTCGTCGAGGAACAGGTAGCGGACCGGGGTCGAGCGCAGCCCCACCGCGCTGTTCGCGCCGGTCATCACCAGCTGGCCGCCGGGGAATGACTTGCGGAACAGGCTGTTCCCGGCGTCGCGGGAGCGGGGCGCGGCGACCAGTTCGCGCAGCGCGGGCGTCGCCTCGATCAGCGGGTCGATGCGCACGGTTGTGTTCCGGCGCACCATGTCGAGCGAGGGCATGACCAGCATGGCGATGCCGGGCGCGTTCTGGATGATGTAGCCCAGCCAATTCAGCCCTGCCTCGGAGCCGCCGGTCTGCGCGCCCTTCATCAGCACGACGCGCTCGTAGGGGCTGGCGGTCGAGAGCGCGTCCATTACGGCGCGCAGATAGGGCGTGCGATCGGTGCGCCAGCGGCCGGGCTCGGCCGAGGTCGGCGGCAGGATGCGATGCCGGTCGGCCCAGTCCGACACCGGGATCGGCGGTTCGGGGCGGATGCCGCGCCGCCAGGCGAGGTCGATGTCAG